GTTTACAGCAATCTATAAAACTATCTTCCATATTTCTTGTTGGATTATTTGCTGTTTCTTCTGTTAATTTCATGTCTTCAAGCCATTTTATAATTATTCTTTCATAAAAATTTGCTTTACTTTCAGCTTCTGCACATTTTTTTATTGCTTTTTTTATATCATTTGGTACTTTCATCTTCTCCTCCTACTTCCACATATACAGGAAACTTACTTAATATCTCCTCTATTGTTGGTATTTCTTTTTCTTTTAGCCAATTTCTTAATCGATTATTACAACTTGTGCATAAATCAAAATCTTTTGTTGCAGCACAAGCTTTTGAATTATATTTGTAATATGTGTGTCTTCTTCCTCTGGTTATCTTGATTCCACATTTATCACAATAATATTCAGGATGTCTTGTTGTACCTCTATTCATCTTCTCCTACTTTATAGCAATTAGCCTCAAACTGTTCGTGCGTTAATATTTCTAGTAATTCATATTCTCCATTTTCAATATTTTCTATTAATTCTTTATATTTAATGTCTGATGTGTCTTCATCTATTCCAAAAAACATTATCGTTTTATCAATTCTAACCTTTAAAACATCTTTATTTTCTATTAAGTCTATTAAGTGTTTGCTATGGTTTATAATCTCATCTTTTAATTGATATTCTTCTAAAATGCAAGTAAACTCCCCCCATTCATTTGCTATATCAGTTTCTAATTCATATTTTTTATCATAAATATCTATAATTTTATTTATTCCTTGATTTCTTGCTAATCTCACATATTCGTTTACTTTTATCTCTTTCATATTTCCTCCCTTGTAATAATTTTTATACTTAGCTCTGGATACTTATACTCAAATAATTTCTGCTTAATCTTAAATGTCTCTGTTTTCATTCCTTTTGTGTCTTCTACAATTGTTTGTCCATTTTCCTCGTAAACAAAATCTGCTATGTACTCTATTTTTCTATGTGTCTTGCCATTTTTCTTGAATCCTTCTTGTAATAGAAATGGTACTTGCAGTCTTAAGTTACTTATCTGTTTTGCTCTCTGCAATAACTTTAATTCTTTATATCTTGTTGCTTCTAGATTACTTTCAAACTTTATATTGTCTACTACTGTTTTTTTATTTCTGTATTTGCTCATTTAATAACTCCTTTTCTATAAGATCCTTCCAGTTCACTTGATTAGCTTCGAAATCTTTACATCTGTATCTACTTTTAAAATTTTCATCTTCTAATCTTAAGCATCCTACACAAAATTTACAAATTCCTGGCATGTCATCTAATTATCTCATCTTTTTTCTCACTTTCTTTTATCTTAGTCCAAAGATATTTTGCAACACCAATAATTAAAATTAAAGCTATAATTACTAGTGGAACACAAAATTCTAAAACTGTTTTTAATATAAAATATATTTCCATTTTTCCTCCTTTTTTTCACTTTCGAAGAAATTTAAAAAACCCTCGAATACTACTTATCTTATATTGTGTGACTTTCAGTATTTTTCTATAAATACGCATTTCATTATATTTTGCTGTCACACATCTTTTGAATATCACTTTTAATTTTTATGTGACATTCGTGTGTTTTTTTATTAAAAATACCTCATTTTTTTCATAACACTATTATTTTTTTCTTGCTGGATCCCTATATAGCGCAAAGTTATATTTTCGCTACTATGATTTAAAATATCCATAATCATTCCAATGTTTTTTTCAGACTGTTCATATAGAAAAAGTCCAAAAGTTTTTCTCAAAGTATGTGTACCCACATTATACACTCCACAAGCATTACAAGCTGTCTTTATTATTTTATATGCTCTGTATCTTGTTATTGGCTGGTTCCTACCTTTCCTCGATTTGAATACATACTCATCTGGCTCTTTTCCTTCGATATATTTGTCAATTTCTCTTTTTAAAAATGGATTCCAATCATAAACTTTTTGCTTTCCTGTTTTCATTTCTCTTATGTTATAGTATTTTTTATAGCAGTCCTTTACCCTAAATTTTAAAATATCTGAAATTCGCAAACCTGTATATATTCCAAATAAAAATAGCAGTGCATCTCTTTTATTCTTTTCTGTTAAAAATTTATATATTTCTTCAACTTTTTCTTTTGTTCTTATAGGCTCTACAATATTCATACTCTCTCCTTAATCAATTCTAGGAATATGATTATAATTTTGTTCTTCCAAAAGATATTGCTCTGCTTTCTTTTGGTAAGCAATATATTTTCTCAACTGTTTATTAAATACTTTTTTCCTTGATTCTATATCTCTTATACATCTGTTTACTAAATCAATTTCCCTTTCTAATTCAACTGTAGACATGCTTTTTATTTCTCTAGCTAGTCTATAGCCTTTTGTACTGCTGTTGTATAAAACTACTCTTTTTTGCTTCAATTGACTAATTTCTCTTCTTACTTCTCTTTCAGAAGTTTGCATTTCTTCTGCCAATTCTTGTCTAGTCTTTAATTTATAAGCATTTAAACAATTCTCTATATTTTTCATTTGATACTCTCCTATATTCCAATTTTTTCTGCTATTGGTACATAATATTTACTTCTGTATCTCGCATCAGACACCTTAGTTCCATCATAAGCATAATTTTGTCCATTTTCACAGTTACATCTTGCTGCATATTGATACTTTATTTTATTTGC